GATTTTCGGGGGTGTCCGTGGGGTGGAAGCGGCTGTTGGGGTGCGGGAGTTGGGCGTACGGTGGGGGTGCGGAGTGCCGTGTGGAGTGGTGGGTGGTTGATCCCCTAATGTGGCTTTTGTCGTCCACGCCGTCCACGTTCTTGGGGAAGGGACTCAATGGAGCGCACCGTCGTCCGTTGTGCTGAAGGGCATGTGTTCAGCACCTCCTCGTTCCCGATGCAGCACCTCACCGTCGATCGCATCGGCCCCGGCCGGTTGCTGCGGTGTCCGCGTTGCGCTCGGCTCCGGCACGCGGTGCCGGTGGGAGCCGATAAGCGGTGAGCGGTAGCTGATGAAGCCGCAGGGTGCGGGCCCGGTCCGGTGGGACCGGGCCTGTGCCGTGGGGGCGCCGGTGATGTGCGTATCCTCTTCGGGTGCTTCTCTCAGACAAGGACATCCGGGCCGAGATCGACGCCGGACGGGTGCGGATTGATCCGTACGATCCGGCGATGGTGCAGCCGTCGAGTATCGATGTAAGGCTGGACCGGTTCTTCCGGGTGTTCGAGAACCACCGCTATCCGCATATCGACCCGGCGGTGGAACAGCCCGATCTGACGCGGCTGGTGGAGCCCGAGGGTGAGGACGCGTTCATCCTGCACCCCGGGGAGTTCGTGCTCGCCTCGACGTACGAGGTCGTGACGCTGCCGGATGACATCGCCTCGCGGCTCGAGGGGAAGTCGAGTCTGGGGCGGCTGGGGCTGCTGACGCACTCCACGGCGGGGTTCATCGACCCGGGGTTCTCCGGGCATGTCACGCTCGAGCTGTCGAATGTCGCGACGCTGCCGATCAAGCTCTGGCCGGGGATGAAGATCGGGCAGCTGTGCATGTTCCGGCTGACCTCGCCCGCGGAGCATCCTTACGGTTCCGCCCGTTACGGCTCCCGCTATCAGGGGCAGCGCGGGCCGACGCCCTCGCGGTCGTTCCAGAGCTTCCACCGGACGAAGGTGTGAGCGGCGTGGGTGAGCAGCGCGAGAACCTTACGTACGAGCGGTTCGGGGCCGCGGTCCGCGAGCTGGCGGAGAAGATCGCCGGAGATGGCTATGAGCCGGACATAGTGCTCTCCATCGCCCGCGGCGGGGTCTTCGTGGCCGGTGGGCTGGCGTACGCGCTCGACTGCAAGAACATCCACCTGGTGAACGTGGAGTTCTACACGGGCGTTGGGACCACTTTCGTGGTGTCGAGTAAATCACAGTGTGCTACGCCGCACCGCCGGTCTCGCTCAATCCCTCGCACGGGGGTGCAGTGCCGCACGGTGACCTCCCTTGGCCGGGGTGATGGCCGTCGGCGCCCCTGCGGCCGTATCTGACTCCCACCGACGCTGAGACCCACGAGGGGCGCCTGATGAGCGACGTACGCGAAAGCCTGACATACGAGAAGTTCGGCGTCGCGGTGCGCGAGCTCGCCCAGACGATCGCCGACGATGGCTTTGAGCCGGACATAGTCCTGAGCATCGCGCGCGGCGGCGTATTCGTCGCTGGCGGTCTGGCCTATGCCCTCGACTGTAAAAACATTCACCTCGTGAATGTTGAATTTTACACAGGCGTAGGCCAGACGCTTGAAATGCCCGTTATGTTGGCTCCGGTGCCAAATGTGATCGATTTTTCAAATAAGAAGGTCTTGATCGCGGACGACGTTGCCGACACGGGTAAGACGCTCAAGCTCGTGCGCGACTTCTGTCTCGAAACGGTCGCCGAGGTGCGGTCTGCCGTGATCTACGAGAAGCCTGACAGCCTTGTGAAGTGCGAGTACGTGTGGAAGCGCACGGATAAGTGGATTAACTTCCCGTGGTCAGTCGACGAGCCTGTCGTACGTCGTGAGGGACAGGTATTGGACGCCTGAGACGTGAATGCGCCTGCCGCCCCGCAAGACGGAGGGCGGCGGGCGCAGGTCTCGGGGCGGCCTTACCGCTTCTGTAAGACCTCGGCGAGCTCGGGAATCTGCTGCTTCGGGAAGTGCAGCAGGGCGGAGTCGGAGAACCCGTCCGGTTCGAGCGGGACGTTCATACGCCAAGAACCGGGGCGCCACGGATTGCGGACGCGGTCGCCGAACGTCGAGGTTTCGGCGAGCATCGCCACGAAGCGCATGGCGTACGGGATCGGGAGTTTCAGCAGTGCCCATCCGCGGTGGTAGTCGATGAACGGGTCGCCACCGTATCCGAGCGGAGTGTCGCGTTTCGCGCGTACACCGGCGGTCGCCTCGCCAACGTCTTGGCAGCATCCGCTCGTTGCGAATCCGAGGCGCCAGAGTTCGCGGACGGTGGGGATCATCGTCTCGTCGATCTGGACGCGCTCGCCGGCGGGGGTTGTGAGCGTCTCATACGGGTGAATGGTCGGATCGGTCGGCATCGGTGCCCTCGTCAGTCTCGGCGGTATGTGGCCCACTGCTGCGCGGCGTCAGCGAGCGATCGTTTCCATGCCACGTCGGGGGAGTCCGCGGCGATGCCGCTCCAGAGGCGTTGCTGCGCGGTGGCGAACACGTCGAGTGCGCGGGCCGGTGCAGTGGACCACGCGGGGGTCTTGGCGGCCCACAGCTCGGCGTCTGCGGGTGTATGGCCAGCGGCGACGAGCCATACCACCCAACAGGCCGCGTCGATCCATGCGGCGCCGCGGGTAGGCCATGCCCAGTCGACGACGCGGGCGACGTTGTCGACGATCAAGACGTTATCCGGAGTCCAGTCGGTGTGCAGCACCGTGTTGCCGCGCAGCAGCTCGGCATCGTCGGGGCTGTCGACATAGTCGGCGAGCCGTTGTTCGATCTCTTTCAGCTCGACGTCGGCGGGGGCGCAGATTCCAGAAAGCGTGATGATCGCCTCGGCAACGAGGGGCAGGTCGTCACTGCCTGGGCTGTAGGCGGCGGGGCGGCCGTCGAGGTGCTCGAATCCGAGCAGGTGCCACTCGCCATCGTTGATCACCCACAGCAGGCGGGGGGCGAGGGGAGCGACGTGCGGGTTAATGGCGGTCTCGCGCTGCTGTGTCCACGCGCGGGGGTGATCGCAGCGCAGGCCCTTGACGAAGACGCGGCCGGTGCGGGTGTCGAGGGTGGCGGCGATTTCGCTGTTCAGGCCCTTGTCAGCGGTCGCCGCTGCGTGGATAGGGCCGGTACGGGCGGCGACGGCGTCGCGGGTGTGGGCGGGTAGGTCGTCCCAATGCATTCTCATGGTCACCACGGCGGGAGTGTAGGGGCTCGGACATGACCGAGGCCGCCCGCGCGGTGCGGGCGGCCTCGGCGGGGTGCGGCTTAGTACGGGTTGTCGTTACCGCAGCCGCGCATCACCTCGTTGCCGGCGACCTCGTCGAGGTCCTCGACGAGCTCGATCTCGTCGTCGACCACGTGCCGAGGTGTGATCTCTACGGCGCGAGTCGTCTGGCACTGCGGGGTGATCTCCGCGGCGCCTGCTGTCCGGCGCTGCGGGATGATCTCTACAGCGAGTGCTGTCATGGGTGTACCTCCTCTCAGGCGTGTTGGCAGTAGCGGTCCAGGGACGAGCCGGCCTTGCGGTACAGGGTCACGAGCGGCATGCACGTGGTGCACGTCTTCTGGAGAGTGCAGCCACTGCACCCGCTGTGACGCTGTAGCGCTCGGTCGGCGATGTCCCCGAGCCGGGACAGTCCCGCGACCCCCTCTTTGAGAAGTGGAATCGGGTGGTCGCGAGAAACTTTGCAGACGCTCGCCATGCCGAAAGGGTTCACGTTCAGGGACGTGTGACCGGCGTCGCATCCGGTAAAGGGGGTCCGGTTGTGCAGGTATTCGGGGGCCTGCTGCGCGAGGGGTTCGGAGTCGCCGGCGAAGCTCGGCGACATGTGGCTGTACTCGCGAACGCGCGAGGCGAAACGCGCGGCCAGGTCGCGCATCGCGGGGGCCTCGTGGGCGTTCTCGCGTGTGATGACCACGCTCAGGGAGAGGGGCAGCTTGGCCTCGCGCGCAGCGGCTAACCCGCGCATGAACTTCTTGAAAGCCCCGCGGCGGTTGGTGAATCCGTCGAACGTTCGCTCGGTGGCTCCGTAGACGCTGAGCGTCAAGCGATAAGGGCGGCGCGTGGTGAGTAGGTCCAGCATGTGCGGCCGGAACAGGGTGGACCCGTTCGTCAGTACCTCGACCATCATGCCGAGGTCATAGGCGAGCGCGTACGTCTCCGGAAAGTGCTGGTCAATGGTGCACTCACCTCCGCCGAGCTCAACCCAGACAATGCCTGCGTCTCGGAGGATGTGCAGCAGCTTCTCACGGGCCGCCCATGCGAGGCCCTCGTGCCGTTTGGCGCCGTACACGCAGTGGTCGCACGCCCAGTTGCACCCGTTGTTCAGCTCGTAGGAGGCCCGGCCGTGCCCGTACGGTGCCGGGTCGCGAATCAGCAGGGCCTCGCTTGCCGGTCTGCCGTCGAGGTCGAGTGCCCATCGCTGGCGCGCGGCCTTGCGCAGCCACTCGGGCACGGGTGCGCCTGCTGTCGCGACTTGGCGTAACTCCAAGTAGTGGTGTGCCCTAACCTTCACTCCGCGGGAGTCTCCCGGGCGCAGAACGAGGTGCTCGTCGAGAAACGGGCTAACGATCAGATCGTGCGTGGGCGCGAGCATGGTTCCCCCATGTCAGCGTGAGCAGGGTCAAGGTATGCAGCGTGAGGCGATCGGGCGCCCACCGGCGCCACACGGCCTCGAACTCGCGGTCGGAACTCGGGAAAGGGAGCCCGGGCGCGGCTCTGCTTGCCCATGCACGTACGGCGAGGTCGCCGTGCGGGTAGATCGAGTGATCGCTCGTGAAGTCGGCGGCTACCACTGCGGCCGTTGTGGCACCGATGCTGCGGACGGCGGCAAGTTCTTGCACGAGGGTGTCGGGCGCGAGCTGCTGCCAGCGATCGGCCTGCGCGACGTACGCCTCGGCAGCCGAGCGCAGGGCGTCGCGGCTGGCGGCTGCGCCGACTGCCGCGAACCCCTCGTCGGACAGGGCGAGGACGTGCTCGGGGCTTGGTACGAGTGCCATCGGGCCGGCGAAGGTTTCAACGGTTCGCCCGTACGCGGCGTAGTAGGCCCGATGGGTCTTCCGCGCCCGTTCAACCTGCACGGCCTGTTGCAGTAGCGCGGTCGTGATCGCATCCCATAGCGATGGGTTGGTCAGCCGCTGCACAGTGCCGAGCCGAGTCAACACGTCGACGAGTGGCTGCACTTCATCGCCGTGGGGCAGATGGATCGGGGAGGTGTAAGCGACTGTCGGGGCGTCAGTACTGCCGCTTTCCGCTGGGCGCATGATCAGGCACTCATCAGACCAACGAGCCACCCACGCATAGCCGTTGTGTTCGACGACGCGTAGGGGTTCGCCATCCGAGGTCTTGTGCCACCCCAGGTGCTCGGTTATGAGCGTCGTACTCACGTGCTCTGCCTATCGCGCGGGTACTCGGCGGGGCAGACGTACGTGAGCGCTCGCGGAAGGGCCGGAACCCCGGTCGGCAAGGTCACCCCTGGTGAGGCTGTGGCCGATCGGCGGGTGTGCATGCCACTCTCCTCCCGTAGCGTCATGATTGCCCCCCACCTCAGGGCAGGAGCAATCTCCGGTCCCTCCCAACGGCTTGCGAGCAGGGAGAGTTGCAGCGCTGTTAGGGCACGATTTTTGAGGAATCGGCCCGTGGTGGCGGCGCAGGGTGACGCTAGCGCTACGCCGGGCGAGGTGGCAAGGGTGCCCCGTGGCATACATGGAAAGTGGCATATGCAAGCGCCCCCGTCCGGCTGGACGGGGGCGCGGCTTGTACCTCGCGGGCGCTAGCTGGCGAGGTGGTCGAACTCGCCGTTCTTCACGCCGAGGATGAAGGCGGCGAGCTTTTCGGGTGTGGTCTTGACGATGACGCTCGGGTCGTCGCTCTCCCGTAGGAGGATGTCACCGGCAACCTTGGCTGTTTCGAGGCACTGCTCACCGCCGCCGCCGGAGAAGCTCGACTTCTGCCAATTTATTTCGCTGCTCATTACCTGACTCTCACAGTTCTCTTGCGACGTGGTGAATGAAACTTCGTGATTCTTCCGGCGTGAGTGCCGCCTGCTCGGCAAAGCCGAGCATGGTGCGATACCGGTCGAGGTCCGCGGCTGCGTCAAGGTAACGGCCGCCGAACGGCGTATCGATATGAACGGTGTCGAGCTGCGGTACGACTCCACTCGCGTACATCACTGTCTGTGTCACCTCGATAAAGTCGTCGCTCGTGAACGGGATGACTCGGAGGATCAGGCCGGGGCGCTCGGAAACGGACAGGATGTATTCGAGCTGCGCGCGGGCAACTTTTCGTCCGCCTACGCGCATCCGTAGTGCCGCCTCGTGCACGATCGTCTCGAATTGCGGCGGCGAATCGCGCTCCAGGATCGCCCGCCGCTTCATGCGGTGTTCGACGCGGGCCTGTACCTCTTCGTCGGGGAGTCGCGGAATGGCGCCCGCGAACAGAGCGTGCGCGTAGTCCTCAGTCTGGAGGATGCCAGGGAACGTGACGGGTTGCAGGCAGCGTAGGTGAGTGGCGTGGTGCTCAAGCTCGGCGATGTCAAGGAATCCGGGAGCGAGGACGCCCCGGTAGCTGTCCCACCAGTGCTGTCCCCGATGTTCACGCGCTATGGCGCACAGAGCCTCGATGAGGGGCTCGTCGTCGCAGGCGTAGAAGACGGCAAGTCGGCGGATGCGGTCCGCGCTGACCCCGATCCGCCCTGCCTCGATGTGGCTGATCTTGGCTTGATCGGTCGAAACCATTCCTGCCGCCTCTCGGGCGGTCTTGCCCGCACGCTCGCGCAGTTTGCGTAGCTCGCCCCCAAGTCGAGCTTGGCGGGCCGTTGGGTTGTCCCTCGGCGGCATGTCACCTTCCCCTGTCTGCGCCCAGTGTCGCGCGTAACGGTGTCACGGGTCCACCCAGCGTAGCCAGAACTGAGCGCCTACCTTGCCACGTGGCATACATGCCCCCTATGGTCCTGGCAGCACCGCGCAGCACGCCGGGAAGACCCGAAGTGCAGCCATCTGCACGCCCGTTGGGCGCTCCGGAGGGTGGTCCGAGCCACGGACGGCTATGCAGCAGCGGCGCTCACGTCCGCGTTGGGAGACACAAGACATGAGCACAGTAGAAGTCGAAAGGCCGACTGTTCGAGACTCATTCCGCCTTAGCGTCCCGAATGACCTGTCGGCCCCGAAGATTGCCCGCGATATGGTCGCTTATCTGCTCGTTCTCACAGGGCACTCGAACGTCGCCGACACCGCGCGAATCCTGGTGAGTGAAGTGGTGACGAACGTGCATCAGCACACCACCACGCTCACCGTGCACATTGACGTCTCAGTCAAACCGGCCCGCGTTTCGGTGGCCGTATGGGACGACAAGCCACACACGTGCCCCGTGGTACGCACTGTTAGCAGCCACGAAGAACGCGGCCGAGGTCTGCGCCTCGTCACGGAATTGTCGGCTGCGTGGGGCGTCGCCTGGTCGGATGACCCGAACCAGAAGAGTAAGCGCGTCTGGTTCTCGCTCACCGAACCGAACCGAGAGGGGACTGCGGCGTGAGCAGTGGACGTCCACGAATCTCGGTATCGCACGTCGGCGGCGAACTGCCGATCTGGCTCCACTTCCAGGGCCTCAAGAGCTTTGAGGAACTGTCCACCGAACAGGCGCGGCACTTGGTGTTCGACTTGGCCGAGGTCCTCGGCTTACGCGCCTACGATCCCGCGCTGCTCGGAGAGGAAGCCGAATGAGTCTCGCCGACCGAACGTTCTGGGGAATCCTGATCATCGCTGTCAGCGTCCCTCTCCTGGCCTTGCTGATCATGTGGGCCATGTTGCCGAACCCGCACCGTGGGTTCACACCCCCGCCGCTCGACCGGGAGGGGTTCACCTACTCCTGTTACTGCTGGCAGGACCGCGTACGCGTCACGATCCTGGCTGACCCCCTGCCACGAGGTAGGCACGCGCGGCGTGCGCGTGCCCCGTTGTACCACCGCATCCGCTCGAATTCGTCTCCCAACGCGAGGGCGGACGGCGGCCGGAAGGGGGAGGCAGCTCCCGTGCCCGCGGCTGCCTGAGCACGCGTGTGCGGTGATCCCCTTGAGAGGGCCCTCGGCGACTCTGCGGCCGCCGAGGGCCCTCTCGCATGACCGACAACGACAAAGGCGCCCCCGCTACCGGCACAGAGGCCGGTAGCGGGGGCGCAGTGCGTCAGGGGGTGTCGTTGGTGAGGTGGCGAGTGCGCTCGTCGACGCGGTCGACGGCATCCCGCAGGCTTGTCCCGCTGTTCGGGTGCAGCTCGTGTTCTACGGCGGCGAGTTGCTGCTCGATGGCGTCGAGTCGTTGCATGACGCCGGGGCGAGATGGGACTCCGGGGCGAGCTGGCGTGCCCTGCCAGTCGTCGGCGAGGTCGCCGAGTCGTTCGGCGAGGCGTCGCGCGCCGCGGCTTGCTCGGTAGAGCAGGCCGGAGGCACCCCCGACGGCGGCGATGGCGCCGCACCAGACGACGGCGAGGTCGACGCCGGGGATTCCTGTGGTCACGCCGTCGGGTCCTCCTCGTCGACCAGGCCGAGGCCGACGCGGTCGAGCAGAGCCTCGACTGCGGGCAGGCTCATGACGCGGGCGAGGCCGCCCGCGACGGCGAGCGCGCCGGCCACCCATGGCAGGGCGGCCGGGATACCGGACGCGTCGACGATGGCGGGCAGGGCGACAGCGAACGCGACGGCGCTTTGAAGGAGGGTGCGTATGGTGCGCTTGTTGGCGGTGGTCATGGGGTGGGTCTCCTGTTCGTGAGGGGGTCAGTTGCCGTAGGCGAGGCGGTACAGGTAGGCCCAGCCACGGGGGCCGATGACCGGGTCGGTCTTCTTGCCGGCGGCGCGGTAGCTCGGGTGCGCGTTGTGGAAGCGAACGACGGCGGCCTGCGTGGCGGGCCCGTAGTGGTCTGACTCCTTGACGCTCTTGGGCATGAATCCGCACGCCTTGAGAGCGCGCTGCAACCCCTTGGCCGAGGGCTTCGACTTCCCCGGGGCGAGGCCGGCCGGGAACGCCGGCGGCGTATACGGCCCGCTCGGCGAGGTGGTGTTGCCGGTGGCCCACCGGCGCAGCGCGGCCCGATCCGCGAACTTCCCGACGTTGGTGTCGAGCGGCTGGTCGGTGTACTGGTGGAAGGTCCATGCGGCCGTGATGCGCGGACGGGCGGCGGTCACGTAGTCGGCGATCCACAGGGCATCGCCGGCGTTGTTGGTGGTGTCGCGTCGCTTCCAGTAGTCGAGGTTGCAGTACAGGCCGACTCGGTGTGTCGCGCCGCGCAGTCGCTTGACCTCGGCAAGGAACGCATCCTTGTCCGCGCAGGAGACGCCCGGGTCTTCCCAGTCGGCGAACAGGGGGTCGCCCTTGAGACTCGCTGCCTTCTCGACGAAATACGCGGCCTGCGCCTTCATGCTGCCCGGGCGAAGGAAGTGATAGAAGCCAATGACCAGGCCGGCCGCGCGGGCGTGCGCGACCTGATCGTGCATCTTCGGGTTGACGTACGAGGTGCCTTCGGTGGCCTTGACGAACACGAAGTCGAGGCCGGAGGTGCTGAACGTGGCGGACTGGTAGGACGAGACGTCAATGCCCTTGACGGTCACGGTGGGTGTCTCCAGACATGAAAAAGGCCCCTGCCTGCTGGCGAGGGGCGTACGGGTGGGAGCGGGTTAGGCGAGGGCGGCCCAGTACCGATTGGCGCCGTTTTCCATCGATGCGAGGGTGATGGATGCGGGGGCCGTTGCGGCGCCGGTCGAGTAGACGCCGAAGCGGCGGACGGCCGTGTATCCGAAGACGTTCGGCGGTGCGCCGGCGCCGGATTCGGCGGCGAGCAGCAGCGGGCCGTCGCCGGTCGTGGTGTTGTACTGCAACCGCCACGCGACGTAATAGACGCCGGCGGGGGCGGAGTAGGCAGCGGTGAGCGGCGAGGTGATCGTCGCGCCGCCGGCGGTGTGGACTTCTGTCGGTTCGTAGGCGGCGGTCGACATGTCGCCGGTCGCCGCCACGCGGGTGCCGCTGCTGTTGTAGATAGCGGCCCATGATCCGGTGAGCAGGCCGCCGGCGTAGCCGGTGGCGAACCACACGATCCGGGTCAGCGTCGCGGGCACGCGCAGGATGACAGCGGTGACCCGTATGGGGCCGCTGCCGGGGTACAGGCCGGTCGACTGGCCGATCGCGGGGTCGAATGCCCATCCTGCGAGGCCGTGATCGGAGGGCAGCCACTCGCCCCCGCCGAGGGCGTCCACGTACGACTTGCGGGCGAGGTGGTTGTCGGCGGTCGGCGCGGCGGTGGACGACGGGACGCTCGAAAAGGTCTTCGCGCCGCTGATGGTCTGCGCGCCGGAGAGCAGAACGGCGGCCGTGGTGAGCGGGTACCGGGCGTCGGCCGCGGCCTGCGTGAGCGCGCCCACGTCCGCGGCCGTGAGGTTGACGACGCCGGTGTACCCGTTGACGGATGCGACGGCGCCGCCGGATGACGCCGGGAGCTGCGCGGCGGGCACCTTGCCGGATGCGTCGAGCTGTGCCACGCCGCCGGCGGCGCCGGCCGCGGTTGCCGGGATTGCTCCGACATCGCCGGCGGCGAGGACGACGGCGGCCTGCGACTGGCCGTTGACGGACTGGACGAGACCGGGCGCCCCATCTCGCCCGGGGGCGCCCTGCTCGCCGCGTGGACCGACCTCGCCGGCCGGGCCGACCAGGGAGGCGAGCCACTGCTCGCGCGTGCCGGGAAATCCGGCCGCGACGGCGACGGCGTACGCGTCGGCTCCCGGGGCGCCCGTGGCGCCGGTGTTGCCCTTGACGCCGGCAGGGCCGATCAGGGAGGCGAGCCACTCGGCGACGGTGCCGACGAATCCCTGCTCGACCGCCACCTCGTACGCGCTGTCGCCCCTGACTGCCACGTAATTGGGCTTGCCGGGGTCGGTCGGTGCGATGTCGGCGAGGTCGGCCGCGGGGTGTTCAGCCGGTAGCAGGATGGCGTACGAGCGGTTCGAGGTGACGCCGGCGAGCTGCTCGGTGACGACGTAGGCCCATCCGTCGGGGTCCATGTCGGGGGCGTCGGTGGCGGGGAGGACGACGGAGATGGCGCCCGTGGCGTCGAGCTGGGCGACGACGGGGCCGCCGAGGATCACGTCGGCGTCGGGGAAGGTCAGGACGGCTGGTGCGCGGAATGTCACGCTGCCGGTAAGGGGGGTGCCGTCCGGCAGGAGGTATCGGCCGGTGACTTTCACGGTGGGGATGGACTCGGGTAGCACGTGTCGCGGCTCCTTATTCGTCGATGGGATGCAGACCGGGCTCAGCGACCGGTGCCGGCGGTGCCGGCTCGGGCTCGGGGAAGGGGACCGGTGCGGGGAAGGGGGGAGGCTGCACGGGTGCCTCGACGCCCTGCCCGGGGCCGTCCTCACCGGCCACTCGGGCGGCGAACGTTCGGGCTGCGGCGATAGGCGGCTCGGGCACGTCCGACGGCGCGTAGGTGCGGCGGGTGTATCCGCCGAGGCAGTTGCAGAGCACGCCATCGGTACCGGACTTCTGCCGGGCCTGGATGCGCACGAACACGAGCTGCTCGAACTCGGCGCGGTCGAGGGGGAAGGTGTACCAGGCCGTTTTGTAGACGGGGTTCGGTGCCGATGATGCGGCCGAGACGGAATCGGTGTCGATGTCGGTCCAGCCTGATTCGCTGGCGAGGCGGTACTGCACCTTGACCTCGCAGGTACTGCCCGGGGCGGCGGCGAATTCGAGCTGCACCGTGGCGACGGGGTTGTGTGCCTGGATCGAGGCGAACCAGCAGTTTTGAAATGAGCTGCTGGTGATGGACTCGCCGCCGGCGGGGAGCGGTTGAAACGGCATGGGCAGGGCGGGTGATCCGATGCCGCGGCCCGAGGTGGTGTCATCGCCGATCACGATGTGCCCGGTACGGTCCCAGATGCTCACGGCCTGCGTGCCGGCGCCCCCTGTCTGCGCGGACGGGCTCGCGCGGATGGTGAACGCCGTTGTTCCGTCTTCGCGCTGCATGATGACGCCCTGCTGCGGTGTGCCGTCGGGGTGGTTCCAGAACGAACCGAGCTGACCGACGCCGAAGAGGCCGGTTCCGTCGGGGGCGAGGACTTCCAGTGATCCGCCCTCGGCGATGGTCACGTGACCGTTGCTGATCCGGTTGAGCGCGGGCCGCATCTGTGCGCGGCCGGCGAGGTCGCGTACCTGCCGTTCGAGTGCGCGGATGCGGTCGAGGATGTCCTGCGGGATTGCTGCCACTTACGCGGCCTCCAGATACAGGCGGGCCGACTCGGGCCGTCCGCGTTCGGGTGGGGTGATGGCGAGGCCGACGACGCGGTACCGGGCGTCCAGCGGTACGGGGTGCCACAGGTCACGGATGCGGACGCGTACGGTCGAGCCGAGCATCGCGGGGGAGATGGGCGCGCGGGTCATGTCGAGGGTGATCTCGGGGACGACGGTCCCGGCCCGGGCGGCGGCGAGGTCCGCGGCGGCGTGCGCGTCGAGCGTGGCCTGCTGCTCGACGGTCGAGTAATCGCTGCTGCCATCCAGCCGCGGCCATCCGTCGGCGATGTCCTGCTCGGCGAGCTGGAGCGCGGACATCAGGGGGACGCTGTCGGCGGTCTGGTTGGTGTTGTTCGTCGCGCCCCTGCTCTGCCACGCGTTTGCCCGGACCGTGGCGTCAACGGGCCAGGTGTACGCGGTGATCGGGCCGGGGTAGTCGAGGACGACGTCGGCGTGCCCGGTGCGGATCGTGGGCGTGCCGAGCTGCAACTGCTTCACGCGGCGGCCGTCGGCGTCCCGGTACGACGCGATGCGCCACTCGAAACCGCCCTCGACGGCGCCAAGCTGGTCGATAAGGTCGCGGAGCACTGGCAGGTCGTAGCGGCTGAACTTCCGCTCGCGCAGGACGCCGGATACGGCGGTGTCGTACTCGATGCCCAGGTCGCCGCCGGGGGTGTTCTGCGCGTAGTCGAGCAGGCCGCGGACGATGTCGTACTGATCGGTCGGCGTGGTGGTTTCGAGGGAGTCGTACAGCAGCCGGTGCGAGAGGTAGGTGTCCCAGGTGCCGGCCTGTATCTGTACGCCGAGACTTCCGCGGTCGGCGGTGGCGAGGGTGGCGGTCCACAGGACGCCGCCCCACCACAGTTCGCGGCCCCGTTCGATCCATACGGCGGTGCGGCCGGGAACGATGGCGGCCCGGGCCCGCGCGGCAATGGCGGCGTTCGGGATGGGCACGGTGCCGGACATGGCGCCGGCCTTGCCGATGTAGTCGTCGAGGGCGAGCTGCTGCACGGGCAGTGAGTCGAGGACCTGATCGCTTCGCAGGTCACACAGCAGCAGCCGGTAGGGGGGAGAGACCACGCGCACCCCCTCGGTTACGGCAGCACGAAGGTAGCCGCGGTGCGGATGTTGCGGTCGTTGTAGAGGGCGCCGTTTCCCGACCAGGTGCGCAGGTAGAGGGTGCCGGAGGTGTAGAGGCGGGCCGACCCGTTCCCGAATCCGTCCGATACCGGTAGCTCGACGTCCGCGAAGGGGCGCCACCCTGCCGGTACGGTGCCGATCAGTTCGTCGGGGTTGACGTTGCCGGTGGCCGGGATGTCGAGTCGTGCGCCTTTGCGGACCACTTCGAGGACGAGCGTTGCGATACCGGCCGTGCGGCGGGCGCTGTAGCTGTTGAGCGTGTAGCCGCTGGCCACGCTGAAACCGGTTGTCGCGGTCTCGACCTTGGGCGGCGGCCGGTAGGTCTCCCACTGGGCGGTTTTGGCGTTCCAGCGTTCGAGGACGCCGTCGACGTCGCGGTACTGACCGTCGTAGGCGCCCGCGAAGTCCGTTCCCCACCCGCGCGGGATGATCCCGCCGTACGAGGAGGTGTACCGGCGGCGGTCGGCGAGGGCCGATGCCCAGTTGATCCCGCCGGTACCGGCGGACGCGCCGGCCGGAACGGTGATCGACCACAACCGGAGCGACGAGGCGGGCAGGGTCGGCTCGACCGGGGACGGTGCCGGGGCGCCCTTGATCAGCTCGACGGCGACAGCGGTCTGCCCGTACTCGTCGAACAGACCGTCGTACACCCGCAGCACGAGGGAGTCGACGCGGGGATTTTGGGCGTCTCCGTCAGTGACGGTGAGCGTCTCGGGCGCGGTCACAGCAATGGGATAGGCACCTTGTGCGGTGGTGCCCTGCACCAGGGCGCGGCCGACGCCGAGCTGTACCTGCATGGGGCCGGCGCCGGTCGCCAGCAGGGGGGCGCCGCCGGCGATCACTCCATCGCGGGTGCTCAGCTCGCCCTCGGGCGCCATGGTGCCCAGGGGAGCGAGGCGGGTGTCGGTACGGGTCTGCCCGGCCGGGGGGCCGGTGAGCAGCCATGCGGCGCGCACGGTCAAGGCGGTGCCCTCCTTACCAGTAGGCCGAGCGCCACCGGACGGCGACGGACGCGGCGGGGTCGGATGATCCGGGGGCGGCCCGGTACGCCATGTCGGCGGTGCCCGGCAACAGCGCGAACGTCTGCTCGGGCACGCTCCGGGCGGTCGCGGTGTAGAGGCGCGACGTTGTGCCGTTGAGGGTCACCGTGCCCTCGCCGGTCTCGACGACCAGGACGTCGCCGGCGGCGAGGGCGAGGTCGTATTCGAGGACGTCGCCGGTGGCCATGTTGGTCAGGCTCGGCATGGACACGGGCCCGCGGAATTCGATGGTGGGGTGCGCGGGCGCGTTGCCGGTATTGCGGGCGGTCAGGGCTCCGGTGCTGCCCGGCGGGCCGAAGTCGAGGCCGGCGTCGCTGCCATCGGCGGTCGCCCAGTCGAGGCCGGCGTCGAGCAGCTCCTCGCCGGTGTGCCAATCGAGTCCGGGCTCGTCGGCCGGAAGGTCGGCCCGCGCGGTGTGTTCGAGCAGCTCGTACCGGCGCGGATCGGATGCGGTGAGCTGCACCGCGGCGCCGGTGATGGTGCCCACCCGGTACCCGCGGCCGACGGGGACGGCCCGGGCGGTCACCCGGACCCATGCCAGCAGCGGCCCGCGGTCGTCGAGCTGCACCACGAGGGGTATCTCGTCGTCGGCGACGGCGGTTGCGTCGCCGAGCTGCTGCACGACGCCCCCGATTTCACCGGGACGGGCCCGGATCACGATGTCGTCGAGGGTGACGACGCGAGACTGTGCGAGCAGCCGGCCGAGGATGTCGCCATGCGCGGCCGACCGCGGGGTGCTGCCGGAGTCCAGAGCGGGGAGGTCTTCCCAACCGGTCAGGGAGCGCCACCGGTAGGGGGTGCCGCGGCCGAGCAGCAACTCGCCGAGCTGGACGTGCCCGGGCGCGGTGACCTGGTCGCCGATTGCCACGCGTCACCCCCTCGCCTTCATGCGCCATTCGAGGGCCGCCGCGTTCTCCTCCGGTGTCTGGTCGCCGCCGTACCAATGCTCGATGTGCACGGACGCGCCGCCCGGGGCGTAGCCAAAGGCGCCGGCCGGTGCAGTACCGGCGGCGGCGCCGGCGAAGGCGGGAACGGCCGGGGGCGTTACGAGCTGCGACATGGTCCGTTCGAGGGCGCCCTGCCCGGAGCGGATACCGGCGACGACTCCGGCGGGAATCCAGCGGCCGACCTCGCGCGCCATGACCGTTGACGGGGAATGAATTCCGAGCGCCTTAGCGATCGGCCCCGGGATCATGTTCTTCGCGAACGAGACGAGCTGAGATTTCAGCCAACCGCCCATTGACCTAACGCCACGGAGCAAGCCCCGGACAAGGTCGGCCCCCTTGTCGTACAGCAGGCTGCCGAGACTGCCAAGGGCCGATGTGATCTTGCCCGGTAGTCCCCTTACCCAGTTGACGAGATCAGTTGCCTTGCGTACTGAACCATCCTTGGCGTTCTGCCAATGTCGGGTAATCGTGCTCGACAGGGACCAGCCGGTAAAGAAGTTGACGAGCTTCTGCGGTAGCGCACCGACGTAAGAGACGATGCCATTCCACACTCGCGAGGTACCCGACTTGATCGAGTTCCAATGAGCGATGATGATCCCGACAAGAGTGAATTTCAGGAACGGATTGAGCAGTAACTGACCAATGCCCTTGATCTTGTTCCAGACCCATTCCCACGCGTGTTTCGTCGCGTTGACGATGGTGTCCCAGTTGGCCACGATCAGCGCGACAAGGCCGACAACGGCAGCGATGACGGCCGCAACGGGGCCCATGGCGATCACCCACGCTGTGGCCATGCGAGCGGCCTGTATGAGGCTCTGTGCGCCCATCAGGACCCACGCGGCAACCACGCGTACCGCGGCGGCGGCTGCGCCGGCGCCTTGGGCTATCCAGCCGGCAAGAATCGTCGCGTTGGCGGCGAGGAACGACACCAGGGCGCCGGCCTGCGCCGTGCCCTGGGTGATCCAGCCGGTGACGACGGCGGTTGTGGTCGTCCATGCTTGGGCGGCGAGGGCAACCAGGGCGGGCAGGAAAAATGCCGTGATCAGTCCGGCGGCCACGGTAAAGGCGGTCGAGTGGTCGGAGACGAAACCGGCGGCGGTGGCGATGCCCTGCCCGAACTTCACCGCGTAGTCGGCGCCCTTGGTCAGAATGGGGATGACGTAGTCGCCGATGACACCGACGACTTTCTGCGTCAGTCCGCGTTTGAATTGCTCGAACTTGGTTGCCGCGTTGTCGCGCATCGCGTCGCCGGCCTTGTCGGTGGCGCCCTTGACATCGCCGAGTGCCTTTACCGCGGTCGACGGGTCGAGTTTGAAAAGCGCACCTTGTAGATCCTCGGCCTTGGTGCCGAAAAGCGCGACGGCGGTTGCGTTCCGCTTAGCCGGGTCCTCAATCGCCTTGATGCGTTGCAGTACATCGCCAAGTGCCTTACTCGCTTCCGGTCCACCCTTGGTGAATGTCGCCGCCATGGTGTCGGCATTCAGGCCAATGTCCTTGAAAGCGGCAACGCTAGTTGCGGACATGTCCTTACTGCGGATCGCGAATTCCTTCAACGCGTCCGCGACCGTGTCGGCATCCCTCGCGCCACCCTGTAGACCCTGCTGCATCAGCCCCATTGCGGTCTGCGCGTCGAGCCCCAAGTCGCGGAACTGCGTTGGATACTCGGTAAACGTATCGAGTAGATCCTCGGCGGAATTCGCGCCCTTCTGGGTTCCGCGTACGAGGACGTCCATAGCCTCATCCGCGGACTTGGCGACGCCCGTTTTCAGCATGACGCCAACGGCGCGGCTCACGGCCCCGACGTCCTCGCCCATGACGGCCGCGGTGTCCGCGACGCGCTTACTCATGGTCTGGATCTGCGCTTGTGTGGCCTCGGGCGGCAGCAGGCCGTTTTGTGCAATGCCCTTGATGACTTCGGCGCCATCTTCGACCGAATCGACAATCGCGCCGGCGTACAGGTCGCCGGCGACCTTGCCGTACTTCGCCGCTACCGGGCCGGTGGTGCCGAGCTGCGCCTGCAACTGGCCGGGCACCTTGGCCTGTTCGAGGGCCTCGCCGACGCCGGTCATCATGGCGGCCCCGACGCCTGCGCCGAGGGCGGCCCACCCGAACGCCTTCAGCCCGTCGGCGCCAGCGCGTGCCGCGTCGTCGCTCCCATCGGCCAAGCCGTCCCCGAGGGCGGCGCCGGCCCGCTGTCCGGCCCGGTCGGCATCGGCGACCATGGCGTCGCCGGTGGCGCGCATGCGGGCCTCGGCGCGCTGCATGCCGCCCTCGGCCGGGGCATCGTCAACGGTGATGGTGGCAAGCAGCTCGCCGACGGTGAGCGTAGACACAGCGGCTCACCCCCGGGGTCGGTTACGCGGCGGGCAGGCCGGTGATCGCTGCGATTTCTGCGGGATCGGTGACGGCCCGGGGCGTGCGCGCCCATGCGCGGGCGAAACGGGACTCGCCCGGGAGACCGGAGACCAGGACCAGGAAGCGGCGCGTACTCATCCGCGCGAGGTCCGGCGTGGTGGTGCCGTACTCGCGGGCGAGATCGCCCTCGACGGCGACCCAGTGCGTCAGGATCGCGCGCCAGAACTCGGCGCCTTCTTCCCCTTCTTCTTCGTCGTCGCGCGCCGTACCGTCCTGTTCGGCGCCGCGGCTTTTCCCGCTTCCTGCTCGGCGTACAGTTCGGCCGCGCGCTGCATGGTGACGCTGCCCGGGCGGCGGATGTTGCCGGCGGAGTAGATGAGCACGACGCCGAGCTGCCGGTCGGTCATCCCGTGTTCGGCCCACGTGTCGAGGACGTCGGCGCTGTACAGCGTCGTAAGCATCTTGCGGACGTCGGCGGGGTCGCTGGAGTCCTGTACGCGCTCCATCTGCAACGTGAACATCAGCGGCAGGGACTCGGGCAGGGTGTACGTGGTGCCGTAGAGCGTGAGCTGCTCGCGCGGCCGGGTGGCGGACTCCTCGGCGAAAAACGCGTCGAAGTCGGCTGGCCCGCCGACGGCGAGCTGCTGCTCGTCGCCCTGGTCGATGTCGGCGAGGTCGGTCACGGGGCAACCGCCGCCGACGTCGGGGCACCGCACCGGGTGATGGTGGCGGACCAACTCGTCTTGTCGTTGTTGCCCCCGCCCTGCTCACCAGGGGTCACGGTCGCATCCCAGATCACCCACTGCGTTTGCGTGTTGTGGCGCCACCGCACGCGGTTACGGGAGTCGATACCGAGACGCTGCGCCCACTCGTGGTCGATGTACGCCTGCCCGGGGTCCTGCGCCTTGGTGGTCTTGTCGATGCGGTACTGCCCCTCGACTTCCAGCGTCGCGCCCCGCTGCATCACGTCCTGCTCGTACAGTCCCTCGGAGTCGAAAGCGGTCGTGTCGACGGTTTCCTCGTTCTCTCCGGGGTTGTGCGTGAAGGTGGTGATGCCGGAGATCGGCAGCCATGTCTCGGCGCCGGCGTCGGCGTCCTCCACTTCGAAAATCCACCCGCGGGCGTCAATCGGCCTTCCGCCTGCCATCGGGCTACCTCCTTACGGTTCGGTGGGGCCGGACACGTCAAGGTCGAAATTCACGACGTGCTCGTGCCGGCCGTTGCTGTCGGACCCCAGCGGGGCGGGGGTGCCGCGGGCGGCGGCGAGGGTGAGCCACGTACCGTCGGCCAGCTCGACGCCGGCGAGGCCGTGCAGAGCGCGGTACAGGGCGGTACACCGGCGACGGGATGGCCGCGGGTCGGGGCCGCCGCGTACGCGGACCTGTAGGCGCGGGGTGTCGGCGTCGTCCCGGGCGGCCGGGGCGGGTCCGTCGTACAGGGCCAGCGATACGGCGGCGTCCGGCGTCGGTGGCATCGTCTCGACGAATGTGTCGCCCGTACAGCCCGTGGGGTCGTAGACGAGCAGGCCGGCGCCGTCGAGGTATCGGGCGAGTCCGTCGAGCAGGTCGGCGGTGTAGGCCATAGGTCGTGTTGTCCTAGGTAGTGCTTATGCTCAGCGGCATGGCTCAAGGCAGACCAGAGATTCAAACGGCGCTGAGGCGTGCGGTACTTGTTGAGGCGGGGCATCGGTGCGCGATCCCGACGTGCAGACAGGCTCCGGTTGACGTCGCCCACATCAACCCATGGGCGAAAGTCAAGGAACACAAGTTTGAGAACCTGATCGCCCTCTGTCCCACTTGTCACGCGCGCTTTGACCGCGGTGACATCGACAAACGGTCGATTCTCCAATACAAGGCGAACCTTGACGTGCTCAATCATCGGTACTCCGATATCGAGCGCTTGGTGCTGCGCACCCTCTACACGCGGGTTATTGAGGGAGTGGCCCTCGCCATACCTACTGCAATGGGTTGGATGGTGATGGACTTGGAAGATGACGGCCTCATTGAGTTCGAAATCGCCACTGATCCCGTTACACGGCAGACTGAGCGCGAGTTGAACGAGTCAGGAATCCTGCTAACTCCCAAGGGCCGAGACTTCATGCAGCGGTGGTTCAAGGCACTGCCGATTGATGGGAGTTAGCGCAGTGCCCTCCGTACCTGTGCAGCGATGATCTCGGCCACGGTGCCCTGCTCCTCCGTCAACGGGCCTTCGAGGTACTTGGCGGTCCGGCCGGCGTCGTGGCGCGCGTTGAGGTCTTCGTGCACGCGGGCCGCGTACGGGGTGTCGTAGGACACGCCGGCGGTCAGGGTGTCCTCGTCGACGGACGCGACGCCGGAGCGTTCGAGGGTGCCCTCTTCGATCGGGACGCGGGCGCGGGAGCGTTCGAGGACGTGCTCGGCGGCCAGGCGCAGGCCGCGGGCGGCGCCGGCCCGGGTGCCGCGGAGTGCGGCGGCCCCGTTCCATGTGAGGTGGGCACGCTGCGTCATTCGCAACTCACCTCCGTACAGGCCGGGACAGGCAGGCCCGGCGCGGTGTGCTCGGCGGTCGCAATGGCGGTGGTCACCCGTCCGTCGGGCAGGGTCACGCGACTGCCGGGCGGACAGGTCAGGCCGGGCGCGGTGATCACCTGCGCGGTACTGACGACTTCGCGGCCGTCGGTTGCGCGCCGCACCTGCCGCACGGTGGCGGCAACCAGGGCGCGCACGTTCGGCACGGGTGGCCCGTAGGCCGGGCCGTACGCGGTGTCGCCGAGGTAGGGCTCGACGGTCACGCGGTGGCGCAGCAGGGCGTCGGGGACTCTCACCAGATCACCCCCGGGAGCAGGCCGGCCCGCAGTAGGGCACGGTGAGCGCGGGGGGCGAGGTCGACACCGGATGCCGCGGGCGGGCCTGCCTTGCGGCCGGACAGGGATACGGGGCCGATGCTGACGGCGTCCCAGACGCCGGCCGCTCCGGTGCCGTCGTCTCCCGTGGCGAGCTGGTACTCGACTTGCGCGCAGGTGGCATCCCGCAACGCGTCGACGACGTGCCGCTCGGTGGGGTCTCCGTCGGCGTCGGTGGCGTAGTAGGCGGTGAGCAGGGCAGCGTCGATGTCCTCGGACGCGCGGGCGAGCAGCCGCTCGGCGCCCTCGGGAGCGGGGGCGCCGGTGTACGTGGCGAGCTGCTCGGGGGTGGCGTAGACGCTGCCCACTGCTCACCTCCCGTCGGTCTTGGCGGTCTTGCCGCGGGCAGCAGAACGCCCCGCGGGCTGCTGTGCCTGCGGGGCGTTGGCGGGCTGCTCGGCGGCGGCCTGGTCGGACGGCTCGGCATCCGGCGGCGGCCGGTGGTACCGGCGCAGCATCACGCGGCGGCCCCCTTGGTCTTCAGCACGACGACGCCCTCGTCGTCGAGGCGGTGCGTGGCGTAGTGCACGTTCGTCGTGACGACCGTGGTACGCGCGAGGATGTCGCGGTCGGTCTCGACGATGGGCCGGCGCTTGTAGAGCAGGCCGAGTGCGCCGCGCCGGAGCAGCAGCGCGTTGTACGTGATGTCGGCCCCGGTGCCGGTCTTGGTGACGCGGTCGGAAACGTAGATGTTCACGCCGCCTACCTGGCCGATCACGCCGCGCGGAATGACGGCGCCGGCGCCGAGCTTGTCGGCCGAAATGAAGTTCGGATCGCGCAGCAGGGCGGCGCGCTGCACGCTGTGGATGACCAAACCGGCCATGTTGTCGGGGTCCCACTCGTCCCCGAACTTCTCGATCCCGGACACCATCACATTCCAGGACAGGGCGGCGGTCGAGGCATCCACGGTGATCACGCCGGGGGCCTCGGCCGCGGCGGTCAGATCCTTGTCGATCTTCCGGGCGATCAGTACGCCGAGCTGCCGCTGCGTCTCCGCGTACGGGTCGCCGAACGCCACAAGCCGGCTCTTGTCCGTCAGCTCGACGGCCTTACCGGCTTCCTTGATGGTGGCCGAGTTGCCCGGGTCGGTACCGAGCTGCTCGGGGGTCATCGGGGTTCCCTCGGTGAGGTCTTCGGCCTCGCCAAGAGCGGTCCACTTGGGGAAGTTGACCGTATCGCCGGGCTTGCCTTCGAGGGTGTTGTCGTCAAGGGCGAGCGTGCCCAGGATCAACGCCCCCTTGAACTTCGCCTGCACCATGTCGGCCCAGACGTCGGGCACGATCATCTGTGCCGCGGTGGTCTTTCCTGCGGGCATGGGGTGATGCCCTCCTTACTCGGATGCGGCGGACAGCCGCGCGTACAGGTCGGGGTCGGACTGGTGCAGCTCGACGCGCTCGCCGTAGCTCATGCGCGCGAACTGCTCGGCCGTCGGCGCCGGAGTGCTGCCGGGGGTGAAGTCGGCGCCGCCCTTGGGCGGGCCGGCCGGGGTGCCCTCGGCACGCAGGTGGGGACTGGCGTCGACGGCGGCCGTGATGACGGCGGCGAGCTTGTCGCCGAACTTGGCGTCATCCGGGTCGAGGTCGGCGAGCTGCCGCTCGACGGCGCGGGAGTCCAGCAGCCGGGCCGGGTCGGCTCCGGCGCCATGCGCGGCCTGGTGCGCGGCCAACTCGACGCGCAGGC